CAATCAGTTCGTGTGCCATCACGCGTTGGCAATGGGCATAAATTTCCACGTGGGTGACTAACCCACGTGTTGCAAGACCGATGCTGTACATCCTACACCGGGACAGGTCGTTCAACTACGGATACTCAGGCCAGCATGCCTGCAAATTTTTGTATAATGCCCGATCTAGCCACGACGTCAGCTATGTCAAGAGCGCCGGCGCCCAATTCAGTAGCCTTCTTCACCATAGCACCCCAATCGTGTTCGGTCGATGGGGGATGGAATTTGTGAGATGCACACGCAGGATTGAATAATTCAAACCTCGTGCGGTATTCGTGGCAGACAAGCAAATTCAGTTCAACAGCCTGTGGATTGAAAACCACAATTGGTGTGAAGCCAGTGGGCGTCAAACCAAGTGGCCATGTGGATGTGTTCGATGAGAACTGCCGATATATCTGTGTAAAATCAGAGAGACGATTCATGTTCAGCGGGTGAGCATTAACATGCACACCGCGAAGCGCCAGTTTGGCTGCAGCACACAAGCGTGGTGCCATGTATGACACAAAATTGTCTGCAATCGTCTGGGCATCATCAACAGTGTCGCCAGCGTACTGTGGTTGCACCTTAAGTTTACCAATGTATAACATGCCGCTGGTCGTTTGCAACGCGTTACCGTTCATAATCTGCACGGAACACGCTGACGGTGTTATTTGGCAGTGCTGACCGAGGCCAGAACTCAACATCGGCATCTTGTATGGCTTCCAAGCGACTTCGCTAGGTTTCAAGGTCAGATTTTCGCAGCCCAATGCCACGACATCTGCCCAGTTCCTACCTTGGCCAGTAGTGTCTAACGGATTATCGTACGAATATTGCCATGTGCCAATAATTATCAACTTATCATTGGTAGTTATCTGCTTCGTGCCTCGGGTGACAGTATATTCACCAACAGCACGTGGTAAAGCCAAATGATACGGACAAAATGCATTCCAAGCCTCAAGGTTGTGGTCATTGTTCTTCCGCTTGGATTTCGTTGTCTTCTTCCGATTCCGACCCTGTTTCTTTGATGCTCCAAACGCAACAGTAGCAGTCCCGCCTGCTCCTGGGGCAATACCCCTGAAGGCTGGACCCCGACAGCGTGGGGCCCGACGTGGGCCAGCAACCTGCACAACTTGCGCCATCTCTGATAAATGAACTGAAAACTACAAATATCTCCGTAGGAGAATAACCGTGACCCAGGAAGGACCCCAAGTCACATGAGCAAAAAGGGCTCATGTATTAATGCAAGTAATGCCCTGGTAGGATTGGTTACCTACAGTCAACCATGTCTAATCATTAACAATAGTCTCGGAGCTGATCAACGCTCCCCCTTAACCCTCCCCCTCAAGTTTGGTAAATAGGGAGGCAGTGAACATGATATGAAATGGAATCACCCTGCATCGGGCAGTGTACTCACTGCCGGCTCCGTGCCCGGCCTAGCAAAATGCATCGGCCCCGACTCAACATGAGAGGTTCACTGAGGACTCATTAATGACGTCAAACAACATGGCCCTGGATTGATAATGGTGTGACTATGGAATCAAAAGACTCCCACCTTCGCGCCAGGTCGCATCGTAGCCATTCCATTCGGGGTTTCCAACTATCCACCCATCGCTGGTTGGTAGCCAGTGTTGCCACGCAAACGGCGTGCCAAAGAGCCTAGACCCCGTTCAGTACGAGTTAAGGTGGCCAAACCTAGGAGGTGACTAAATCCCCCTCTCGCACGGCCTTCACCTCAGACGCTCCGGAATACAGCTGTCAGCAGGCTCGCCACTCATCACGGGCATGATGAGTGTTGAAGAATAAGCCTTGGTCAACGGGTGGACTCTACCTACACCCGGACGACTCCGGCAGAGGGGGGGCAATCCCTGGTATGATGCATTGTCGTCTTCCCTCTCTCACCACAGGCATTTCCTCCTGTGGCCCTGGGACAAAACCAGGCAAAATGCCTGAATTAATCAGTACAGCATCGGTGTGAAACCTGTGTTGCTTCAGTCACGCTTACGCCACGACTGTGGAAGACTATTCTTAAAGCCTTCCCAGTCTCCAAGCTGGTCATAATCCCATGTGAAATCAACGAATCGATTCTTCTCTTGATCGCTACTCCAAAAGCCAGTCGACACCAGGATCTTCTCTTCACATTGGCATGTGCCATTGAGGACACGAATGTGGTCAATAAGCTCATTCTTGTCGTCAAATTCCTGATTGGTCCGCATCTTTAAATCATGAGTGATTTCGAAATCACAATCAACTGCATACTGGAGGAACTTGTTGGAGATAGTCGGTGCAAGTCCCGCGAACTCAAAAGCTCTTGACATTGCTGCTGACCCTGCCAATCTCACGCACTTCTTGCGATTGTCCGAATTAAATGCATCAATCATTGATTGTGAACAACTGGTCCCTGCCCTGGAAAAGCACCTGTCAACCTCGGGTACCATCATCCACTCGTTCTTCTTTTCATCAAAGAGTGGTCCAGAGTCATC